GTAGGTAAAGATGGTGTGGTATTAATGGAAGAGTCACCAACTGAAGAAACATACGTCGAAGTAGTTGACGGCGTGCAGGTAGATTCAGGACTCACATCTCCACATTTTGTTACTGATAAGGACAAGCAAGTAGCAGAGCTTGATAACCCATTAGTATTAATAGTATCTTCAGAAATACCTAATATAAGAAGAATACAAAAAATATTAGAGCATGTAATAAAAAATAAACGCTCTTTATTAATAGTAGCTCCAGTTGATCAACAAGTTAAGGCTGCTCTTCTTATGAACAAGGTAAAAGGTAATATAAAGGTAAACATAATTGATTTACCAGGCTTTGGTCCTACTAAAGAAGATACTGTAGCAGACCTTGCGTTTTTAGTTGGTGCTAAAGTAATAAACGAGCAGTTAGGTGATGATCTTGATTTAATAGACATTGATTGCTTAGGTGAGGCATACACATCGATTACTGATAGTAAAAACACTGTTTTAACTATAGATACTCCAGAAGAAGATATGGATGAAAGAATAGATAGTGTTAAGAAAACTATAGATAAATGGGAGAAAAATCCGTTTATACAAAAGAAACATAGAGAAAGATTAGCAATGTTATCAGGTAGCGTAGGTGTAGTAAAAGTTGGTGCTAACTCTAAAGTTGAGCTTAAAGAAAAGAAGGATAGAGTAGAAGATGCTATTTATGCTACAAAAGCGGCTTTAAAAGAAGGTATAGTACCAGGTGGTGGTGTAGCTTTGTTAAATGCCTCACAAAGAATTATAGCTAAAAACGTTGGGGAAAACATATTACTAAAAGCTATTATGGCTCCTTTTTATACCGTACTTGATAATGCTGGTATAACAATGATGGATGGATATGAGGATCATGAAGGTTACGGTATTGATGTAATAACTGGTGAAAGAGCTACTATGATATCAGCTGGTATTATAGATCCTGTACTTGTAACTAAGTCAGCTCTTAAAAACGCAGTAAGTGTAGTTACAACTATTATATCTGCAGATTGTGTAATTTCAAACATGAGATTAAATGAAAGCAATAAATAGATATATAATAGTAGATAAAATAAAGACAGAACCTAAAAAGGTTGCTGGTCTTATAATGACGGATGATACAGATGTAGATAACCGTTATATAAAAGCAAAAATAATATCGTGTGGCAATTTAGTTGAAGGATTAAAAGATGGAGACACGATATATTACGATAAACACGCTGGACACGACATATCATGGAAAGATACTCTTTATAGAGTTATTCGTGATGGTGACGTTGTTCTAGTAGATTAACCAAAACCAAAAACTTAAACCCCAAAACTTAAAAACGAAAATTAACCTAATTATTAACTAAAAAACAAAAAGACAATGAAAAAATTTTTGTATTTTGCAAGTGCTGCTCCTGATGGAACAACAAGCACTGAGCAAGTAGCTTGCTTTCCTGCTGACAAATTATCTCATCTTGAAATGCATAACGCAACTACGCTTAGAGCTTACTTTCATTCTCACCAAGAAGCTGATGCGGACTCAGGTATAGATTTACCGGTTGTAGTTCTTACTATAAACACTGGTAAGCATAAAGAAGTTATGGAAGCTATAGCTGGTGCTGTTGCTAGCGCTAGCGCTATTAATGCTCCTATGATTGTTGTAGCTGACAGTGAGAACTCTAAGTTTTTACACGCTGATATTACAGCTTGTGCTTCATTAGCAGTAGTTGACGCATCGTAATAAATGCGATTAACCGCGCAAGATCTGCGTGAATTAAACATCCTTAAGTATTACAGGCTCACTAGAAAGTGGGTCTGTAAAACTTACGGGTTAACTGATGCAGATTTAGAATTATTAATTTATTTAGATTGTAAAAAAAGATTTACACGACAAGAGTTTATAGATGGTGTTTATACCATGAGTTGGGATAAAAACCGTTGGGAAAGACTTAGAAAAGAAGGGTGGATAGAAGTTTGGAGACAAAGAAACCGTACTACTATAAAGTACTCTGTGTTTAAAACTTCTTTTAAATGTTCACAGATAATAAGTAGGATATATAGAATACTATTAGGTGAGGAAGACTTACCTACTTCAGATAGAAGTGTGTTTTACAATAACAAATCATATACTGATAAAGTTTACAATAAAGCTATAGACGATATGATAAAAGATAAAGATAGATAATGGGATTTAAACTAGGTAGAAATAAAGGTTTTGAAGCCAATAAAGGTGAAATAAAAAACAAGTTACGTTTTGGCAGAGACCCAAAAGGTCAACAATCTATTCCTGGAACACCTGTTATACCTATGCCTTTAGAAGAAGGTGTTTTAGGTGAAGCTAATATGGATGGTAGTATATATATAAATAAAAATATAGACCCTAATAGCCAAGAGTATAGACAAGTGTTAAATCACGAGATGAGACATGCTACTGATATGAAGATTGGTAAATTGGCTTATACTGACAATAGTGTTACTTATAACGGTGAAGTTTTTGAAAGAAAAGATATCAACGGTGTTGACTCTATATTAGTTGATGGAGAGTGGAAAGAAGCTGGAGATACTGGTTTTCCTTGGGAAGACGATGCTAATAACGGAACAGAAACAGCAATATAATATGTGGAGTTTATTTAAAGATAAAAACGAGATTAACGAAAAGAATATAGTTGGGTTTGCATCATTTGTAGTAATGTGTTTATTTGCTATAGCTGATCTTGTAACAGGATGGGTAGGTAAAGATTTAGTAATTAACGAGGTAATATATAATTCATTTGTATGGGTAACATTAGGATGTTTTGGTATTAGCTCTTTTGAAAAAGTAAAAACAAAATGAGTGTATTAACGATTATAGCTGGCGTACCATTATATAGTACACCAGAAGAAGCTTTAAATTGGGCTAGAGGTCAAAACTGCACAGGTTATCACGTTCATGTTTTCCAGGGACAAACTGGATATATGGGATGTGAAAACCATCTAAACGCAACAGGCGTAACTTTAAATGTGAATACTCCGCCTGCAACTCCTAATCCAAATCCTAATCCAGCTCCTAATCCAGCACCTGTTGTTAGAACAAGTACTAGCAGCGGTAGTAGCGGCGGTAGTAGTGGTGGTAGCAGTGGAGGTGGTTATTAAAAAAATATATATATGAAGATTTGTAAAAAATGTAAACGATTTAAAAAGAATTGCAAATGTTAGGTAAAATACTTTCTGGTGGTGCTGCTGATTTAATAAAAAATGTAGGTGGCGTAATAGACAACCTACATACATCTAAAGAAGAAAAACTTGCAGCTGAACTTAAAATAAAGCAACTTATAAGTGACTATGAAGTAGAGATGGAGAAGAATATAACTTCTCGTTGGGAAGCAGATTTAAAATCAGACTCATGGCTTAGTAAAAATGTTAGACCTATGGTTTTGATATTTTTGATAGTATGCACCATGCTATTAATATTTATAGATGCTGGTGCAATAAAATTTAACGTAAAAGATTCTTATGTAGATCTTTTACAATTAGTATTAATAACAGTGATCGGTGCTTATTTTGGTGGACGATCATTAGAAAAAGTAAAAAAATAAAATTATGGGATTAAATTCAACAGAAACAGCTTATGCTTTTGGGCAATTAGGTAGTGGTTTTAGTGATGAAGCTGTAGAGGTTACGCCTCCAACGGGTAAAGTTATAGTAGCTATTACGTTTTTAGAAGACACAGCGCTCTCTACTCTAGTTGCAGCTACAGATACACCTGACACAGCTTATTTTAGTCATACTACAGCTGTAGCTAACAATGGTGGTGGTGCTGCTGAAACAGACTCTGGTACTTCTTTTCCAAAAGGATTAACAATATACGGTAGATGGTCTAGTTTTACACCAGCTGCTTCAACAACTGGCGGTGTAATCTTTTACTTCGGATACTAATGTTAGGATTAGGAACTGGTATATGTGCTAATACCTATCCAGGTGGATGGCTTCCATCTGATGAATCTACTTTAGAGGCTTGGTATCGTTATAACAAAGGTATTACTTTAAATGGTTCTAAAGTTTCTCAATGGGCAGATAGTTCGTCTAATAGTTTTGACATGGCACAGAGCGATACTGGTGAACAACCAGATTTTGAAAATGGAATATTAACTTTCGATCCTGCTACAGATACAGAAAACTTACAATCTAGTAGTTCTATAGAATTAGATGGTGAATTTATAGTTGGTTTTGTTATTGACCCAGTTGTACATAATGTTATAGTAATAGGCTCTAATTCAGTTCCCAATGAGTTTGTAAAGCTTCAAACAGCTTCTTTGTTTAGGGTTAAAAATGATAGCTCTGGAAACGTTGATTATACACTAGAAGCCGGTCATGACACTAAAGACGCGGCTTATTGGGTTTTGTTAAGAGACGGTAGTGATGACCTTTATGTGTATAAAGACGGTTTACTTCAAGATAGCGCTAAAAGTGTTGCTGGAACTTTTGATATTAACGCTATTGGTGTTAGAAGAACAGATCAAAACGCTTACAAAGGTACAGTGAAAGAAATAACTATATTTAAAGGAACTTCAGATTTGAAGTTAAGAGATAGATTACTAAAAAGATTAAGAGATATAAACAGTATTTAAATTAAATAAAATGGCAAAAAACACAAGTAAAAAAATAAAACAACTTAAAGGTATTAAGCCTGAAAAAATAACTGCAGAACAATTAGAAAAAGTTCAAAACACAGTTAACAGTATAAATAGAGCACAATTAGAAATTGGTTCTATGGAGGTAAAAAAACACGAGCTAATGCACAGTATAGCCGGTCTAAGAGATAATCTTACTTCATTACAAACTGAGTTTGACAAAGAGTACGGTACTTTTGATATTAATATTAATGATGGTACAATAAACTACAAAGAAGATGTCAAAGTTAATTCGTAAAATAAGTATAGGTAAAGACTATAAAAACGACGCTATGCACTATGCTGTAGGGCAAGATGTTTATGGTGGTCATGTTATTTGTGATATTATAGAAGAGCAAGATAAATATTCTATTTACATTAAAAAAAACAAAGATGTATTACCTTGGAAAGACTTTAACAAAAATATGGCTGTTTCAGTAGAATATAACTTACAATACTAATGAAAAGCGTTTACAACTTTGTTGTAAAGCCAAAAGGAGAAAGATATAATAATACTAAAAAGCTAGATGGTGGAGAGTTAATTCTCAATACAGAGATATATAATCATCAGTTTGTTAATAGAGAAGCAGAAGTTATATCAACTCCAATTATTGGCAATACAGATATAAAGCCAGGAGATACCGTTATAGTGCATCATAATGTTTTTCGCAGATGGCACAACGTAAAAGGTGTAGAAAAAAATAGTAAAGCTTATTTTGATGAAAATACTTATCTTATAAATAATGATCAAATATTTTTATACAAAAGAAAAAATAAGTGGATAACACCAAAAGGATATTGTTTTGTAACACCTTTAAAAGCTACAGATAAGTTTAATACTGAATCTGAAAAACCTTTGCAAGGTATAGTTAAGTATTCTGACGGTACGGTTAAAGTTGGTGATTTAGTTGGCTTTAGACCGAACAGTGAATATGAGTTTATAGTAGATGGTGAAAGACTATTTAGAGTTTTATCTAATTTTATTACAATTAAATATGAATATCAAGGAAACGAAGAAGAATATAATCCAAGCTGGGCACAAAGCAGTTGAAGAGTTAATTAAAGTAGCTAAAGAAGCTATTGTTGATTCAGACGATGATATATCAGCTGATAGATTAAAAAACGCCGCAGCTACTAAAAAACTAGCTATATTTGACGCATTTGAAATACTTAACAGAATTCAAGAAGAAGAAAACATACTCGAGGGCAAAGCACCTGAAGAGGCAAAGGAAAAAACTTTTAAAGGATTCGCAGAAAGTAGATCTAAGTAATGTACGAGCAAAGTTTAGTTAAAACAGTTGAGCCTGTTAAGAAAACAACTATTAATCGTCTTAACAAAGGTAAAAAATGGAAATACGGTTACGATAAAGAACATGATATTGTTGTAATATCTAGAACAGGACAAATAGATGAGATAATAGAAATACAAGGGCTAGTTATTGCGCTACCAAAAGCTCCTAAACAAATATATAAGCATGCCGATAATAAATGGGTAAGATTCGAGCAACCTAAAGAACTCTCTCGTTTAAAAAATATATTTGATTGGAGAAGTTATCCGGAAAGCAGTAAAGAAAAATGGTACGATTATATAGACCAAGAGTTCAAGCGACGAGAAGAAGGTTTTTGGTTTACTAATAATGGTAATCCAACCTGGATAACTGGTACGCATTATATGTATCTACAATGGAGTAAAATAGATGTAGGCGCGCCTGACTTTAGAGAAGCAAACAGATTATTTTATATATTCTGGGAAGCTTGTAAAGCTGATAAAAGATGTTATGGGATGTGTTACTTGAAAAACAGACGTTCTGGTTTTTCTTTTATGAGTAGTGCTGAAACAGTTAATTTAGCCACGCTTGCAAGTGATAGTAGGTTTGGTATACTTTCTAAAACAGGTGCTGATGCTAAAAAAATGTTTACAGATAAAGTTGTACCTATTAGTATTAATTATCCATTTTTCTTCAAGCCAATACAAGATGGTATGGATCGTCCTAAATCGGAGTTAGCGTATAGAGTGCCTGCTAGTAAGTTTACAAGAAAAAAAATTACTTCAAACGAAAAACTTGAAGACATTAAAGGTTTAGATACAACGATTGACTGGAAAAATACTGGAGACAATAGTTATGATGGTGAAAAATTAGCTTTACTAGTTCATGATGAATCTGGTAAATGGGAAAAACCCGATAATATTTTAAATAACTGGAGAGTTACAAAAACATGTTTACGATTAGGTAGTAGAATTATAGGTAAGTGTATGATGGGGTCAACTTCCAACGCCCTAGACAAAGGTGGAGATAACTTCAAAAAACTATATAATGCATCAGATGTCACTAAGAGAAATAGAAACGGTCAGACAAAGTCTGGTTTATACTCTTTGTTTATCCCAATGGAATGGAACTACGAAGGATTTATTGACGAGTACGGATTTCCAGTATTCACTACTCCTGACAGCAATGTGCTTGCCCCAGATGGCGAACTAATAGATATAGGTGTAATAGATAACTGGCAAAATGAAGCTGATGGTTTAAAAGACGATCAAGATGCTTTAAACGAGTTTTATAGACAGTTTCCAAGAACTACAGAGCATGCGTTTAGAGATGAGACTAAAAATAGTATTTTTAATCTTATTAAAATATACGAGCAAATAGATTACAACGAAGAGATGGCTAGAACTCTAGGAATTACAACAGGTAACTTTCAATGGGTTAACGGTATAAAAGATTCACAGGTTATATTTTATCCTGATAAAAAAGGTAGATTTAAAGTTAGTTGGGTACCACCTCAACAACTGCAAAATAGAGTGGTTTTAAAAAACGGAATAAAATACCCTGGCAATGAACATATGGGAGCGTTTGGTTGTGACTCTTATGATATATCAGGAACTGTAGATGGAGTAGGTTCGAAAGGAGCACTACACGGTCTAACAAGGTTTAGCATGGAAGATGCTCCCGCAAACAGTTTCTTTTTAGAGTACTTATCAAGACCACCTACAGCTGAGATATTTTTTGAAGATGTATTAATGGCATTAGTATTTTATGGTATGCCAATATTAGCAGAGAACAATAAACCTAGATTATTGTACTACTTAAGAAGAAGAGGATATAGGGGTTTTAGTATGAATAGGCCTGATAAGGTATGGAACAAATTATCTGTTGCAGAGAAAGAAGTAGGAGGTATACCTAACTCTTCAGAAGATATAAAACAAGCTCACGCTGCGGCAATTGAAATGTACATACAAGATCACGTTGGTATGAAGCAAGATGGAACGTTTGGTAATTTATATTTTAACGAATTATTAAACGATTGGAGTAGATTTGATATAACAAAAAGAACAAAGCATGATGCGTCAATAAGTTCTGGTTTAGCTATAATGGCAAACAATAGACACTTATATAGACCTAACGCAAAGGTTGAAAAACCTAAACTAAATTTAAACATTTCTAAGTATAGTAATACTGGAACAAATTCACAAATAATCAAATAATAAATATGGCAGAGTCTGGCATTAAAAGTTATTTCCCGAGTCAAACAGTAAGTGATGCTGAAAAGTTAAGCTACGATTATGGTTTGAAAGTAGGTAAAGCAATAGAGCAAGAATGGTTTTATGAAGATAGAGCTTCTAATAGATATAGAGCAAACCACAATGATTTTCATAAATTAAGGCTGTACGCTAGAGGCGAACAGTCTATACAAAAATATAAGGATGAGTTATCTATAAACGGTGATTTGTCCTATTTAAATTTAGACTGGAAACCAGTTCCAATTATACCTAAGTTTGTCGATATAGTTGTAAATGGTATTTCAGAAAGAACTTATGATATAAAAGCATATTCTCAAGATCCGCATGGTGTTAGTAAAAGGACTGAGTATATGGAAGACATATTAAAAGATATGAGGTTAAAAGAGTTTAACGAAGCTGTAAAAAGAGAGTTAAACTTAAATGTTAGGAAAAGCCAAGTAGAAGAATTACCAGAAACTAACGAGGAGTTAGAGCTACACATGCAATTAACGTACAAGCAGTCTATTGAAATAGCAGAGGAACAAGCTATTAATACTTTGTTAGAAGGCAATAGATATGAACTTACAAAAAAACGTTTTTATTATGATTTAACTGTTTTAGGTATTGGTGCTGTAAAAACATCTTTCAACACATCACAAGGTGTTGTTGTAGATTATGTTGATCCAGCTAACTTAGTTTACTCATATACAGATTCACCTTATTTTGAAGATATATATTATGTTGGTGAGGTAAAAACTATACCCGTTAACGAATTAGCAAAAGAGTTTCCTCATTTAACAGAAGCTGATCTTGAAGATATAATGAAAAACAAACATATTCATAGATCTAATTATAATTCAAGACATACTTACGATAAAGAAGATACTAATACCATTCAAGTTTTATATTTTAACTATAAAACTTATATGAATGAAGTTTACAAAATAAAAGAAACCGCTACTGGTGCTGATAAAATAATACCTAAAGATGATTCTTTTAATCCACCAGAAAACAAAGAAGGTGGTTACTCAAGATTACTAAGATCAATAGAGGTTTTATATGATGGAGCTATGATTCTTGGTACAGATAAATTACTTAGGTGGGAAATGGCAAAGAATATGATGCGTCCTAAAAGTGATTTTACAAAAGTAAAAATGAACTATGCTATTGTAGCGCCTAGAATGTATGAAGGTAAAATAGATTCGTTAGTTAAACGTATAACTGGTTTTGCTGATATGATACAGCTAACACACTTAAAGCTTCAACAGGTATTATCACGTATGGTTCCAGATGGTGTTTATTTAGACGCTGATGGTTTAGCCGAAGTAGATTTAGGTAATGGAACAAACTATAATCCACAAGAAGCTTTAAACATGTTCTTCCAAACTGGTAGTGTTATTGGTAGATCGTTTACAAGTGAGGGTGATATGAATCCTGGTAAAGTACCTATACAAGAAATTACATCTGGATCTGGTGGTAATAAAATGCAAGCTCTTATTGGTAATTATAATTATTATTTACAAATGATAAGAGATGTAACCGGACTTAACGAAGCTAGAGATGGTAGTATGCCAGATAAAAACGCTTTAGTTGGTGTTCAAAAGTTAGCGGCGGCAAACTCAAACACGGCTACCAGACATATATTACAATCGGGATTATTTTTAACCGCTGAAATTGCAGAGTGTTTATCGCTTAGAATATCTGATATTATAGAGTACTCTCCAACAAAAGACGCTTTTATACAAGCAATAGGTGTTCATAACGCATCTGTGTTAGAAGAACTAAAAAGCTTACACTTATATGACTTTGGTATTTTTATAGAGTTACAGCCAGATGAAGAAGAGAGAATGATGCTAGAAAATAATATTCAAATGGCATTGCAGCAACAAATTATTGAATTAGCTGATGCTATTGATATAAGAGAAATTAAAAACGTTAAGTTAGCAAATCAACTTTTAAAAATACGTAGAAAAAAGAAGTTAGATAGAGATCAAGCTCTTCAAAAAGAAAATATTCAAATGCAGTCTCAAGCTAATCAACAAGCTGCTCAAGCTAAAGCGCAGTCTGAAGCTCAAAAAAGCCAAGTGTTAACTCAAAACCAAATACAATTAGAACAAGTAAAAGCTCAACTAGAAGCTCAAAGAATGGCGCAAGAGGTTGAGATGAAAAAAGAGTTAATGGGATTAGAGTTTCAATATAATATGCAGCTTAAAGGTATTGAGGTTGAAGGGCAAAAAACAAAAGAAAAAGAAAAAGAAGACCGTAAAGACGAGAGAACAAGAATACAAGCTACGCAGCAAAGCGAGCTTATAGACCAAAGAAACAGTGGAAAACCACCTAAAAACTTTGAATCTGCAGGTAATGATATACTAGGTGGAGGATTTGATTTAGGCGTGTTTGACCCTAGATAAATTATTAATTATTATTATATTATATTATGGAAGAAGAAAATGAAAAAGTAGTTGAAGAAACTACACAAGAAACAACTGAAAAAGTTGAGGAAACTAAGTTTAAATCTGCTGATGATGAAAACGTTGTAAAAGTAGATTTAAGCAAACCGCCAAAACCAAAAGAAGAAAAAGATGAAACTAAAGAAGATAACGCTGACAACGACGGAGTGGTTGCAGAGTCTAAAGATGCCGAGCCCACAGAAAAACAAGAAGAAATACAACCGGAAGCAGAAACACAAGAAGCACCAGTTTTAGAAGAGGTTACGGAAGAAGAGGCGGATGAAGTTAAAGAAAAAGTTGAAGAGGTTATTGCAGGTGCGGAGGCAACTGGAAAACCATTACCTGAAAATATACAAAAGCTAGTAGACTTTATGGAAGATACTGGCGGTGATTTAAATGATTATATTCGACTTAATCAAGATTATTCAAAGTTAGATGATGAAAGTTTATTACGCGAATATTACAAGCAAACAAAACCTCATTTAGATAACGAAGAAATTAACTTCCTTTTGGAAGATCAGTTCTCTTACGATGAAGATGTTGAAGATGATAGAGATATAAAAAGAAAAAAATTAGCGTTAAAAGAGCAAGTTGCCAACGCTAAAAGCCACCTAGACGGGCAAAAGTCTAAATACTATGAAGAAATCAAAGCTGGTTCAAAGCTAACATCTGAACAACAAAAAGCTATAGATTTTTTTAATAGATATAACAAGGAATCAGAAGCTACTAAAAAAGCAGCTAAAACAAACACTGAAATTTTTACACAAAAAACTAATGAAGTTTTTAACGACACGTTCAAAGGTTTTGAATACAATGTTGGTGATAAAAAGTACAGGTTTAATGTAAACAATGCTGAAGAGATTAAAAATACTCAAAGTGATTTAAGCAACTTTACCAAAAAGTTTTTGGATAAAAGAATGGCTTTAAAAGATGCTAGAGGTTATCATAAGTCTTTATACACAGCTATGAATGCAGATGCTGTTGCAAAACACTTTTATGAACAAGGAAAAGCAGACGCTATGAAAGAAAGCGTTGCTAAAGCTAAAAACGTTAATATGAACCCAAGACAAAGTCATGGTACGGTTGAAGCTGGAGGTATAAAAGTAAGAGTGTTAGGTAATAACGCTAATGATTTTAAGTTTAAAATTAAAAACAAAAATAAATAACAATTAAAACAATTTAAAAATGGCAATTACTGCAGGAGGAAATTTAAACAGTGTTGCAACTTCTACTCAGATGACTTTAGTTAATAACTATATTGACTTTACAGCATCTGGTACAGCAGGTTGGGCACAACAATACCTACCTGATCTAATGGAGAAAGAAGCTGAAGTGTTCGGTAACAGAACTATTTCTGGTTTCTTATCACAAGTTGGAGCAGAAGAAGGTATGACATCAGACCAAGTAATCTGGTCAGAACAAGGAAGATTACACTTAAGTTACAATGGTACATTAGATGTATCTGCAAATCAAATTACTATCGGTACTGATTTAGATGGTAATACTGGAGGTGCTGGTCACGGTATTAGAGTTGGTGATACTATATTAGTATCTAGCTCTCGTGATGGTGCAACTACACAGTGTTACGTTAAAACTAGAACAGCTGGTGCTGCTACTATTGTAGCTTTACCTTATAAAGCAGCTCTTATGTCTGATGCTGCTGCTGGATCTCTTACTGATGGTTCTTGTACTGTAATGGTATATGGATCTGAATTTGCGAAAGGTACAGCTGGTCAAACTTCATCTAATGAGCCTGTTCACAAAAGTTTCACTAACAAACCAATTATATTAAAAGATTTTTATCAAATCAATGGATCTGATACTTCTCAAATTGGTTGGGTTGAAATTTCAGGTGAAGACGGTCAATCAGGTTACTTATGGTACTTAAAAGCAGAAGGTGATACTAGATCTCGTTTCGCTGATTATATTGAAATGTCAATGGTTGAGTCTGTTAAAGCATTAGCGGCTTCTACTATTCACGATGATTCAGTATATGATGGAGGTTCTGGTGTTATAGCTAATACTGATCCTGGTACTGAAGGTTTATTTGCTGCTATCGAAGATAGAGGTAATATGACTTCAGGTGTTACAGGTGTTAACGCTGCTACTGATTTAGCTGAATTTGATGCTATCTTAGCTGAGTTTGATAAGCAAGGTGCTATTGAAGAAAACATGATGTTTGTAAATAGAGCTACTAGTTTAGCGATAGATGACATGTTAGCTTCTATGAATTCTTATGGAGCTGGTGGTACTTCTTACGGAGTATTTGACAACTCTGAAGATATGGCTCTTAACTTAGGTTTCTCTGGTTTCAGAAGAGGTTCTTACGACTTCTACAAGTCTGACTGGAAATACTTAAACGACAAAGCTACAAGAGGTGGCGCTGTTGAGGCTTCTAGCGCTATTAGAGGTGTTATTATACCAGCAGGTGTATCTTCAGTTTATGATCAACAATTAGGAAAGAACCTTAAACGTCCTTTCTTACACGTTAGATATAGAGAAGGTCAAACAGAAAGCAGAAGAATGAAGACATGGATTACTGGTTCAGTTGGAGGAAACGTTACAACTGATATAGACTCTATGAACGTACATTACTTATCTGAAAGATGTTTAGTAGTACAAGGTGCTAACAATTTCATGTTAATGAACTAAGCATTATCATATTAAAAGACCGGGGCTTCGGCCTCGGCCTTTTATTTTATTAATTTTATTATATATTATATTATGGCAAAGAAAAAAGAAACAAAAAAAGAAGAAGTAGTAGAAACTGCACCAGTTGTAGAAAAGGTAGTTGTTAAAGAAAAACCTTTACCAACTCCAAAAAAAGACACTTGGGAAATAAAAGATAGACAATATTATTTAAGAGGTAATTTATCACCTTTAAGTTACAGTATCAAGTCATCAAACATATATTGGTTTGACGAAGAAAAAGGGTACGAAAGAGAAATAAAAATTACTTCAAATCAAAGAACTCCTTTTGTTGATGAAATGGTAGGAGATCAAAGACTAGAGCATGTTATATTTAGAAATGGTACTTTATACGTTCCTAAAAATAAAGTAATTTTACAAAAAATACTATCACTTTATCACCCAGACAAAGGTAGAAGATTTGATGAAAAAGATTATCAAACAGAAGCTGCTACTGAAGTTGATATTTTAGAACTAGAAATAGAAGCGTTAAATGCTGCTCAATCTATAGATATAGATATGGCTGAAGCGGTTATGCGTGTAGAGTTGGGTTCTAAGGTGTCAGAGATGAGTTCTAAGGAACTTAAAAGAGATTTATTATTATACGCTAAAAGAAACCCTAGTTTATTCTTAGACTTAGTTAATGATGAAAACGTAATGTTAAGAAACTTTGGTATTAGAGCAACTGAAATGGGTATATTAAAACTATCTCAAGATCAAAGAACTTTTTCATGGGGTTCTAATGATAGAAAACTGATGAATGTTCCGTTTGACGAACATCCTTATTCAGCTTTAGCCGCTTGGTTTAAAACTGACGAAGGAATGGAGATTTACTCCAATATTGAAAAAAGATTAAATTAATCTAAATGTAGAGCGGTCGCCTTAACGGGCGATCGTAAACTACAAAACTTAAATTATATGGAAAATAAATCAAAAGGATTAGGTGATTCAATAGAAAAAATTACAAAAGCAACAGGAATAAAAAAAGTTGTAGATACAGTTAGTAAAGCTATTAATAAAGATTGTGGTTGTGCTAAAAGAAAAGATACTTTAAATAGATTATTCCCTTATAATAAATAAAAGAAATTATGGTAAGCGTAGATACAGTATATCAAAAAGTTTTAGCTTTAGCTAATAAAGAACAAAGAGGTTATATAACACCTCAAGATTTTAATCTATTTGCTAACCAGGCTCAAATGGAAATATTTGAACAATATTTTTACGATATTAATCTAGCTAGAAAAAGTCAAGGTAACGATACAGTTTATGCCGATGTTGACGATATGTTAGAGGAAAAGTTACAAACGTTTGAAAAGGTAGATGGTCCTATTGATATTTCAAACTATATTGGAGTTGGTAATGGTGGTGTTAACAAAAGAGTTCCTAGTTATATATATAGAATACATAGAGTTGAATACCAGAACAATAGCTGTGAGATATTAAATACAAAAGATTTTAATGATGTAAGGCATGGTGGACCATTATTAAAACCGACTAATAATAGACCTATAGTCAACATAAGAAACAATCAAATAAGATGTGTTGCGGGTGATAATCTTCCTGTAACACCAACAGGTATTTTTTATTTTAAAATACCAGAAAAAGTTAATTGGACTTACGTTGTTATAAACAAAAAAGCAATGTATAGTGCAAATTCTTCAACTCAAGACTTCGAATTACATCCTTCAGAAGAAAACAACATTATAAACAAAATATTAACGTTAGCTGGGTTATCAAACCAACAACCAGATATAATGAGAGCTGGTCAAGGTATGGAAGCGATGACAAAACAGCAACAACCTAAAATATAATAAATGTCATTATTAAGTAATCAAACTTCAGCTCAATACTACGGTAATTCTGATTTATACGGCGAATATCAATTTGTTAGTCTTACAGACATAATAGATCAGTTTATGTTTATATACGTTGGTGAAGATAAAATAATATCAAAAGCAAGTAGAGTAGACGTCGCTTTTCATGCTCAAAGAGGTTTAGCTGAAATGTCTTTTGATACGTTTAAATCTACTAAAGCTTTAGAAATAGTAGTCCCTTCAACACTTCAGATGATTTTACCACAAGACTATGTTAACTATGTTAAGCTTAGTTGGGTTGATAACTCTGGTATAATGCATATTTTGTATCCAGCTTCTAAAACATCAAACCCTACAAAACCAACACAAGATTCTGATGGTAATTATACTTTTAATGGTAGTGATGGTACTCTGCTAACTGATTCGCAATCTACTACCTGGACAGACTACAAGTCTTCTATACCTTCAGAAAATGAAAATGACGATTACAAAGATGATATTTATTGGCCTATTGATGGTAATAGATACGGTTTAGACCCTCAACATGCTCAAGTAAATGGCTCTTTTTATATAGACGAAAATGCAGGAAAAATTCATTTTAGTTCTAATATTAACGGAAAAACTGTGATATTAAATTATATAAGTGATAGCCTAGGAACTGAAGACGAAATGAAAGTACATAAGTTTGCTGAAGAAGCAATGTATAAATGGATTTCTTGTGCTATTATATCAGGAAAATCTAACATACCTGAATATCAAGTAAATAGGTTTAAGAAAGAAAAGTTTGCTGCAGTTAGAACTGCAAAATTAAGATTATCTAATTTAAAACTAGAAGAGTTAACTCAAATTTTAAGAGGTAAATCGAAACACATAAAACACTAGTACATGCCAGAATTTAAGCATAATTTTACCGGTGGTAAGATGAATAAAGACGTTAATCAACGTCTTGTTCCAAAAGGAGAATATAGAAACGCAATGAACATACAGGTGTCAACTTCAGAAGAGTCTGACGTTGGTACTGTTCAAAATATATTGGGTAATTCTCTTGTGCAAAATTTAAACATAAATAATAATTCTAAATGTATTGGTAGTGTTGCTGATGAAAAAAATGATGCTCTTTATTGGTTTGTTTCAGAGCCGCCTGCTATTTTTAGTTTTAACACAAGTTATTCAAGAGATATAATTTTTGAATTAAAAAACGGTCAAGTAAAACATGTTGTTGTTGATATTAAAAATTTAAGTGTACCTATTTACAGTTTACAAGCCCCTGCATCTGGTAATTTATTGATAAATGATCAACAAAATTTTAACAATTTAAACGTTGGAGACACGTTTCAGATTTATCAATTTATAAATGGTGTTGGTCAAAATATAAGCGGTAACGATACATACACAATATTAAGTACGGATCCTGGAAATTTAACTGTTAATATAGGTGATTACACAGAAACATCTTGGGCAAATATTCAAACGCAAGGTCCTGGCGAACTTCAAATAGTTTTAACTTCTGAAAACAATGTACTAAACTTTCAAGGTAATATAATAACAGGAATTAACATTATAGATGATATGTTATTCTGGACAGATAATTATTCTGAGCCTAAAAAAATAAACATACCAAGAAGTATAGAGGGTACAAATCCAAACGGCCAAATACAAACACGTTTAATAAACGAAGAAAGAAACATAGATTATAACGATGCTATTAATCTTCAAGAAAAACACGTAACAGTTATACGTAAAGGCCCAAATAAAGCTCCAACTATAAGTAGCGTAACTAGTTTTAGAGATGGAGATATATTTGGAAACATTACTAATTCAGTAGGTATATTCAGTTCTAACGGAACTCAACCCCTACCAGTTGGTCATGAAAAGTGGATTGCTATTAACGGTGACTTAAACTATGAACCTGGAGACATTTTAAGATTTTCTAGTAATCCTCAGCAACTTGCGCCAGAATACTTTGAGATAAGAGCTACTGTTTTACAAATAGAACAAGGTCCTTATAGTATTGGTGCTTTTAATTCTAGTTCAGGTCAAACAGCAGTAAAGATTGAAATAGAATCAATGTCAGCCGACGGTTTAACAACTTCTATTAATCCTTTGATAAGTGATTGGAGTGTTGGTTTAGAAGAGATTGGCAAAACTTTGTTTGAGCAAAAGCTACCAAGATTTTCTACTAGATATAGATATATAGATGGAGAATATTCTAACATAGGTCCTTTTACTGAAGTAGTTTTTATACCTGGTAATTTTAGATACCATCCTAGAGAAGCTTACAATACTGGTATGGTAAATAGATTAAGGGATTTAACAATACAAGATTTTATTCCTAACGATATACCAGAAGATGTAGTTCAAGTAGATATTCTTTATAAAAACGAAGTAAGTCCTAATATTTATGTTGTAGAAACTATTTCAAGGCAAGATACTTTAGACTCTAACAATGAAAATGCTTGGACAAGACAAGGTTCTTCTGCAGGGTTAAGAGGTTCTTATAAAATTTCTTCAGAAAATATATATGCTACATTACCTGAAAATCAACTTTTAAGATCTTGGGATAATGTGCCTAGAAAAGCGCTAGCTCAAGAAGTAACAGGAAATAGAATAGTATATGGAAATTATACGCAGAACTATAATATAAAAGAAGAAAATTCTAACGAAGTTATAAAGCCAAGTATAAGAACAGTTATTGGTGGTAGAGTAAATGAAGATGATAGTAACATAGGTAAAAAGTCTATAAAATCAATGAGAACCTATGATATTGGACTTGTTTGGGGAGATAAGTACGGTAGAGAAACTCCTATAATAACACCTAGTTCTGGTTCAACAATAGTTCCTAAAGCACGCTCTACAAGAGCTAACATGCTTAATGTTGAGGTTAGTGATAAACATCCAGATTGGGCTGATTATTACAAGATATTTGTAAAAGAAACTTCAAATGAGTATTACAATTTAGCTATGGATAGGCTTTATGACGCTGAAGATGGTAACGTTTGGATTTCTTTTCCTTCTATAGATAGAAATAAAGTAGATGAAGATACTTATATAATATTAAAAAAAGGTATAGACACTGAAGATGCTATTGTAGAAGAAGCAAGATACAAAATAGTAGCTATAGAAAATGAAGCGCCAGAATATATAAAGACATCTTACGATTTATTAGCTCAATCAGTTGATGATGCCGGTGCTGTAATTCATTCTGCTGAACTATATGGTGGAAATGATCCTACTGCAGCTGCAACTTTAGGTGATTCAGGTTTACCAAGTAGCGGTCAAAGTGCTCCTATACCAGGCGCTAAAAGCTTTAGTATAGATATAGAAAGATGGACTAGTGAGTGGTTTGCTGGAAACGCTGCTACTAACACACCATCTAACATGGGTCTTCCAAGATTAGATAAGTTATTTACTGATTTAAAGTTAGGCGCAGAAGAAATGTGGGTTGATTTTATTAGAGCTGATGATGATGACTTAGCAAACCCAGTTCATGGTACTAGTGGTAGATATAGAATAACACAATTATTGTTAGATGATCCTGATCAAGATTTTAGTAATTCAACTCACTACGAAATAAAAATACATAGACCAATAGCTATAGAAGATGGATTTATAACTGAAGATTTAAATGTAGGAAATGATTTTGTAAGAGTTCGTTTTTGGAAAAAATCAATTGAAAACTTACCACAATTTGATGGTAGATTTTTTGTTAAAATACTTAGAGATAATATTGTTGATGAAAAGCTAGTTAACTATGTTACAACCGTAAGAAATTGGACAATAACCTCTTCAACCACATTTCATAGAATTAAAGACAGTTCTTTAAATCAAAGTGATCCATTGTCTTTTTATCAACTTTACCAACCTCTTAATAGCTATCCAACTTCACCAACATCAACAGGTAATAATCCACCTATAAACAACAGTAGCTCAACAAGATCAGCTAGTGATTGGGCTACACTTTTAAAGTTTGGCGGTACTCAATTAACTTCTAAATGGTTTATTGATGGAGCTTCATTTGCTAGTGTTATGCCAGGGACAAGTAGAGATATTAATGCTATTAACGATACTCAAAATATAGGTAATAGCGTTATAGAAACTTGTGATACTACTAGTACTATTAATTATACTTTTAATGGTACTGGAAATTGCGTAGAAGCAGCGCCAACTACTGGTTCAGAAAATACTGGTAATGGTTTGTCAAGAGCTGTTTTAGGTATGAAAGGTGTTCATGATTCAGGTGGTAATCATTATTTTGATTTTGCTTATTCTGTTATAGGTCCAAACACAAGTGGTAGTCAAACAAATTTTACTGTAGGTGAAGATGATGGTAATAATCCTACTAACTCTTTCACAGATCAAGAAGAACAAATTGTCAGTAGACTCGGTGTTAATGAGCGTTTTAAAATCGAGGGAGATCCTACTATTTATAGAATACTTGGCGTTCAAAAAAGACGTTTATTTAATTTTAGAGGAGTACCAACTACGCCTGCTCCTGAAAGGGAGAATTGTACTGTTCCTTGTCCAACTTACAACTCTAACTGTGATTTTCAAGGGTGTAACGATGGGCAGTATGATGAGTGTTGTGATTGTCCAAATCAATTTGTAACATACAACGATTATTTTGTTGCTAGTAATTATTACTCGCAAGAAGATCAAATGCACGCTAATTACAATAGAAGAAAGACTTATAGAATACAATACGAAGTTGATCAGCTTTCTTTACCAAATCCAGATATTACAGTTGCTCAAAACGGATGGTCAGAAACTCTTCCAGACAATCCTGCTTTTGCTAGTGTTTACGCTTCTGGTGTAGATTCTTCAAGTAGTACTACAGCAACAATACAGTTTGTTTCTCAGTTTGATTCTGACTTACCAAATCTAATAAGTAATAATCCAGCTATATTTGAGACAGAACCTAAAGAAGATGTAGATTTAGATATATACTACGAGGCTACTGGAAGTATACCTACAAGAATAAACGTAAACAATAGAGAGTTATATATACCTATTGGAGCTACATTAGAATTTGCTCAAGAATTACAAGCGGCAATACCAAGTGGTATTTTTGTTACGCAATGGCAAGGTTTAAACTCAGTTATTCTATCTACTTCTTTAAGCTCTTTAGATTTTCAAGCAATTGAGCAAATGTACCCTGAGATTAAGTTCGTTAGAGACGATGGCAGTTATTTAGAAGTAACAATTACTGGCTCGTTATCTTCTGGTAGCGTTGTTTATGGATTAACATTTAACCCATTAAATTTTGGTAAAATTGGATTAAATTGGTTTAACTGTTGGTCTTTTAATAATGGTGTTGAGTCTAATAGAATAGGAGATACTTATAATAAACCATACATAGTAAATGGTGTTAAAGCGTCTAGCGTTATAATAGGTGATTACGAAGAAGAAGAAAGAACAAATGGTTTAATATACTCTGGTATATATAATCCAAATAGCAATACAAACAATTTAAACCAATTTATAACAGCTGAAAAAATAACAAAAGATATTAATCCAACTTACGGTAGTATTCAAAAACTATATTCTAGATCTACTGCTGATGGTGATTTAATTACTCTTTGTGAAGATAGAGTTTTAAAAATACTAGCAAATAAAGACGCTGTATTTAACGCTGATGGTAACACACAGTTAACAGCTACAAATAAAGTTTTAGGTCAAGCTATACCTTATGCTGGTGATTATGGTATATCTAAAAATCCAGAATCTTTTGCTGCTGAATCTTATAGAGCTTACTTTTCTGATAAAGTTAGAGGAACTATATTGAGATTATCAAAGGACGGTTTAACACCAATATCATTTTTTGGTATGAAAGATTGGTTTAGAGATAATCTAAAACTTGGTGATAATATTATTGGTAGTTACGATGATAGAAAAGACGAATACAATGTTACTATAAAAGGTGGTGTTATTGATAAAACAGTTACATTTAAAGAAGATGTAAAAGGTTGGGTTAGTTTTAAATCGTTTACACCAGAAAACGCTATTAGTTGTGCTAATGAATATTATACGTTTAAAGATGGTTCAGCTTGGAAACACCACGATGAAACCGCTAACAGAAATACTTTTTATAGCGAAAACCTTGTACCATCAACTTTAGAGGTTGTATTTAATGAAATACCTGGTAGTGTTAAATCTTTTAAAACAATAAACTACGAAGGCTCTCAAGCTAAAGTTACTTCAAAAGATGAAAATGGTGTAACGCTAGTAGATGGTGAGTACTTTAATTTAACAGAAGAAAAAGGTTGGTATGTTCAAGATATTGTTACTAACTTAGAACAAGGCGGTATAACTGAATTTATTAAAAAAGAAGGCAAATGGTTTGGTTATGTTACGGGTAATGACGTTACTTATACGGTTGACGGTGATATATCTGGAAATTACGATACAGAAGATTTTAGTATACAAGGTATAGGCGTTGTATCTAGCGTAGTTAGTAGCATTGTTTATGGTTGTACAGATCCAACCATGTACAATTATAATGACTCAGCAACAAATGATGATGGTAGTTGCCTTCCTCATATTTATGGTTGTACAGATAGTACTTCTGACAATTATAATAGCTCTGCTACTACAGATGATGGTAGTTGTGTTTGGTACGGATGTACGCAAGGACCTCTTGCTGACTGGACTACTGAATTATCTGGAACGTCAACATTAAACTATAATCCTATTGCTACTGTGGATGATGGAAGTTGTATTCCAGCTATATATGGCTGTACTATTTCTGGTAACTTTAATTACGATCCTTTAGCAAACTTTGGTTCTAGTTACTTGAGCGATGGAACTCTTTGTGGCTACGTTAACTGTATGTGTATTCCATTTATATATGGTTGTACAGATCCAAATGCAAGTAATTACTTCTCACCTAACAGTCCTGACGATGCTATAAACACAGATGATGGATCTTGTCTTTATTCTGGATGTACTGATCCTTTAGCAGAAAACTATAGCTTTATGGGTTCTACTGTTGATAGTAATAACGGTAGTTTTTCTTATCTAAACGGTACTGCTGTTGATGATGGGTCTTGTACTTATATCGGTGGATGTATGGATTCAACTGCATGTAATTATGATGCTACAGCAACTCAAGACGATGGGTCTTGCTACTATTGTGGTGACACAAACGCTGTTAATTATGACGCACCATTTTCTGATGCTAGCTGTACTTCTAATTGCGTTTACTGTGAACCACCAACAAGTCTTATGGTGTTATCAAATACTACATCTGATGCAAATTTAAACAATGGAACAGTTACTTTACAATGGCCAGTTTCACCAACGGCTAGCGAATATTATATTTATGCTAACAACTCTCCAATTGCTGGGCCAATATTACCTTCTGGAAATAATATAGAAACGTATACTGTTACAGGTTTAGCTACAGGTACTTACAACTTTATGATATTTAACCTTTGCGTTTCAACACAAGGTGCTACTTTAATTAGCTATGACATAACAGGTCCAATATCTGGTCCAACCGCTACATCAACAATAACATCAACACCAATACCTGGTTGTACAGATAATACTGGCGTTAACAATAATATAGGAGCTTGGGGTGCTTGTAATTATAATCCGGCAGCTACAGTAGATGATGGAAGTTGTGTTTACGATATATGTATTGGTTGTACAGATCCTTCTTATTTAGAATACTGTGGAGATTGTTGGGATCCTGTTAATTTAGTTGCTGTAGCTAGTGGAGGAAACCCTTGGGTTGCTGATGATGGAAGTTGCTCAACTATTGTTGTAAATGGTTGTACTGATTCAAACGCGTTTAACTACGATCCAAACGCAAATGTTGATGATGGTAGTTGTATAGCAGTAGTTTTAGGCTGTACAGACTCTACGTTAAATTACAATGGAACTTACGCTGCGTCAAACTACGATCCTTTAGCCAACACAGATGACGGAAGTTGTTTACCATACAACTGCCCATTTGGACCTAATGTAATCTTAACAGGTAATGATAGTATTCAGGTTAGCTTTGGTATTGGTAACACGCCGTTTAGCGGTAATATTAACCCTGGTGGTTTTCCAAACGATTTTACTTTAGGTTTAATAGTATCTGACAACAACAATAACGCTATATTTGCAGACGCTAATTTAGGTGGTTTTAGCACTATTAATAATACTATATTTAGTAATATAAATCCATCTTTAGTTAGTTCTTGGACTCAAGGGCAAACTTCTATAACTGTAATATTTACTGTTAATTCTAACAATGGGACTTGCTCTATTTCTCAAACTGAAACTTTCAGTGTTGGGTGTTTAGATACAAACGCTGATAACAGTGGTACTTATGATCTTGAAGATAATACTCAGTGTATTTACACTGGTTGTATGGACGCCACAATGAATCCTGACGGAAATCAGTTTGCCGCGGACAATTACGATCCAAACGCTAACGTTCCTTGTAATGATGGTACTGGAGATAATAGTTGCTGTGTTTATACTGGTACTCCATCAACCTATTTAACACCTACAGTAACGTCTAGTTCATCGCCTATTCGTTATACAATACTACAGCTTACAGTTGATTATCTAAACACGCCTTATAGTGATGTTCAAACTAACGTTGTGTCTCTTGGTACTGGAACTAATACGCAGGTTTATTCTGGAACAATTTATACTAGTTGGAACCAAACAAACATGAGTAATCCTAGTGGTACAGAAAATTTACCTTCTCCTCTATTTCAAGGTGACTGGACGCCGTATATAAATAACAACGGTGCTTATGGTCTTAATAGTGGTGATTTAACAGTTACAATTAGTAGCACTTGGACAGGCACTATAGATAATGCTTCTCAAAACAACACGATTACAACAAACGTTCAAGAGACTCACGTTTATACTGCTGGTTGTAAAAACGGTGATAGTAGTCACATAAATTACGATCCAAACTTAGATTTTCATATAGACAATAGTTGTGTTGATAGTAATCCAGGTTGTATGTCCCCTACAGCAACTAATTATAATTCTGCGTTTAACCAAGATTGTACTGCTACTGGAAGTACTAATGCTACAGACTGTTGCTGTTATACTTGCGACACACCTACGTTTGAAACAAGCTTTTTAGCTGTTAATGCTTCGGCAACTAACTCTAGTGGTAATGTTTATGCTACTCAAATCACGTTTAGCTTTGCAGCAGTTTCTACAGCCGCCTCTTATACTATCACTGTAACGGATGCTAGTGGAATCTCCTTAACCATCAATAACTTTGTACCTACCTCTATAAGCAATGGTGTTGCTAGCTACGTTTATTATAACAATGGTACAAATTGGTTCTTAGATGAAAGCTCTTACACTTTTGAAATAATAGCTAACTGTGAAAATGGAGATGGAAACAGCTGTGGTAGTTCTACGTCAGATACTGAAAGTAACTTTACAATAAATATTTAAATATGGCATACGTACAAACATTAACCTTTGACTATGATATAAATAGTTCTTTACAAATAGGAGATCAAGTTTATATGACAAATACATCTTCGCTTGGTGGTTTTGATCAAAACTTAAACTCTACACCAATACATGTGGGTGAGGTTTTAAATATATTGTCTTCTACAGAAATAGAGGTTTACAGTGTATACGTAGACTCTATAGGAAATGCTCTTCCATATAATCAACCAACTGGAGGAGAATATATATCATTTTCAAAAAATAGAGTTGTTAATAACAATGATTTATTAGGATATTATGCTTCAGTAAACTTTGTAAATGATTCTCCTTATGAAGCTAAACTGTGGTCAACTGCAAGTGTTGTAACTGAAAATAGTAAATAAAATGGCAATAATACAAGAATTTAATATAAACTTATCTGATTTACCAGCTGTTAGCGAACGTAGAGATTTTACTATATTTGGCAACGGTTTGGCTGAGTTTAGATTAGAAGTTAAAGATAACACAACTGGTTATTACTATAATTTTGTTAAAAAAACCTTTTCATCAAGACAAAGTTTTTTAGAGGATGCAACTTTTAACGGTCGTTACGATGGTAGTATAACCTTTCCAGCTGTAACAGGTTCTGATGATCAGTATGATATATATCTTTATGCAATAAACGATACCATACACACTAGATATCAAGAAGCTAGATTTGGCGATGGTACTTTAGATATAAACAATTCTATAGGTTCTAATTCTTTAGTAATGCAAAAGGTTATATATCAATACGCGGCTTTAACATTAACATTAACAGGTTATTCACCTAATAGTACTGTATCTGGTACAGCAGGCACAGACACTGTATCTATAAACAGAGGAAAAGCTAAAGTTAAAACTGCTTTTTCTTTCACATATACGGCTGGAGCAACAGCTGCGTATAGAGTTTTAAGGCAGCCTACATCAGATGATTTTATAGCCTTTGTTCAGCCCGTGGTTGGAACACAACCAATAAACTTGCCAAACGAAAATATATACCCAACAGTTAATAATACTGATACCACTAACGCTACAATGAGTAGCACTGATTTAGTAACAATGACTTCAGACGTTGCTGATAAAATGAAGGAAGGAGATAGGGTTACTGGGACTGGTATAAGTAGTAGTGACGTTGTAACTGTTTTAAATATAACAGTTGGAACTGCAAAGCAGTTTAGAGCCTCGCAAAACGTTAGCATAAGTAGCGGCGTAACTTTAAGTTTTAGCAATAGAATGAATTATAGTTGGCCTATTACTAATTTTGCACATTTACTTAAAAAAGGTATGATAGTTGTGCCTGACGGTTTGAA